CGGCCTTGAGCTCGATGAGCCACTTTCGGTGGAGACCGACGGGCGTGCTCTCGAAGTCCTTCGCGGAGATGATGCTGCCCGCGGCGTTCGTATCGGCCATTAGCGCCTCTCCCTACGCTCGCGCTCATCAAAGAGCTGGTCGAGCGTCCATGTGCGGTCGGTTCCTGGGATTTGCGGCGCCTGGGGCTTCTTCGGCTTACGGGTCATCAGCTCCGAGTGCTTCACGACGAGGGCGAGGTAGCGGAACGCGTCGGCCGTGTGCGACGACCAGTCGTGCTCCGGCTTCGACGAGAGCACCTTTCGGTCCTCGTCCCACGCGTAGTGGTACTGGCGCAGGGCCTCAATGCCCTCGCCGCAGCGCGTGTGTATGCGGATCGGCTGCTGGAGGAGCCAGCGCCCCGCCTCGAGACCATCGGCAAGGTGGAGCTCCGGCGTGATGCTGACCATCTGCGGCCAACGCGCCGTGAACTGCTCGACCGTCGCCACGCCGGTCTGAAGCGACCGGGCGCGAGCGTCGTGCGGGAGCCAGTGCTTGACGTAGGTGTACGGCTTCGCCTCGACGGTGTCGAAGTAGTGCGAGAGCGGCTTACCCGTGCTCTCGTAGTGGTCGATGATGTCGGGGACGCCGTCGCCGTTCAGTCGCCAGAACCAGATCGCCGTGGCGTCGCTGATGCCGAGGTCCCACGTCGTGAAGACGCCGTCCGTAGGATGGGTGAAGTCGCAGACCCCGCCGCGCTTCTCGAGCTGCTCGAGCAAATCACCGAACACGGCGCCGACGTTCGCCGCCGTCCAGTCGCAGAGGTACTCCTGGCGGATGAGCGCCTCGGGCCGACCCATGGCCCGCTCCTCGGCCATCGTCCGGTCGGCGTCGTAGGCGCGGGTCTCCGGCAGCGTCTTGAGGTCGCAGAACCAATCCCGGTTCTTGCTGGCCATGTCGTACAGCTTGCGGCCGTGATTGTTGCCCCGGGGCGTGTAAACGAAGGCCGCCCAACCCTCGTTCTGGTGGAGCATCGGGGCGATGAGGTCCCAAGCCTTCGGCTTCGCGACGCTGTATTCGGAGAAGATGACGCCCACGGGACCAGCGCCGACCACTTCGATCTTGTCCGAGCCGATGATCCGGTAGATCGAGCCGCACTTGAGCTCGATCTTCATCTGCTGGTTGTCCTTGCTCTTGACCAGCTCGGGCGGGAAGACGTGGTCAACGATGCGCTTGCCGTCGTGGGTGAACCCCTCCCAGATGGCCTTGCGGCCCTGCTCGAACGTCGGGAAGACGTGCCAATACGCCCCGCGCCGCTGGTGCATCATTTTCGCGCACTGGTGCATCGCGGTGAGATCCTTGCCCGTGCGCCGCGCCCACACCGCGACCGCTCGTTTGCCGCCCCCGTCGAAATACCGCATGAACGGGATCTGATAGTCCCGTGCGGTGAAGTCGTTGGGCAGCCGGATGGTCAAGGCTTCTTCACCGGCTTGGTGAGAGTAAAGATGATGTCCCCGGCCGCGTTCCGATAACGGACGCACGCCATCTGGAGCCACTCGGGATTGCGCCCGGTCGTGAAGGGGTCGTTGGGGATCGTGGCGAACGACCATGTCGGCGGGTCGAAGTCGCAGGTATAGGCCGGCACCACGATCGGCTTGCCATCGACGCCCACGAACGGCAGGGGCGTGTCGACGTTCCCGTGCGGCGCGGACTCGGCCCGCCACTTGGCGTTCAGGTGGAACAGCCAGGAAGCAGAGACGGGCGGCCACACGTGCCCGAGGTCGCCATAGGCGCGGTCAGAGCCGAGGTCCGGGGTCCAGAAGGTCGCCCTGGCTCCGGGCTTGAGGACGCGGAACAGCTCGTTGGCGAGGTGGACGCGCTCCCACGGCCACAGGTGCTCGAGCATGTGCGACGAGTGGGCCTCGTCGACGCTGTTGTCGTCCCAGGGCCAGCGGTCCGCGCCGACGTTGCAGACGACATCGACGCCCGGGAAGCCGATGCGGTCGACGCCGGTAAAGCCTTCCTTCTTCTTCGTCCCGCAGCCGAGGTCGAGCCGCACCGTCTGCGGCGGCGCGAAGGCAATCTCGGGGGTGGAACTCGTCAGCACGTCCATCCTTCCTCCTGGGTTACGAGAGAAGCCAACGCGGGTGCGCGAGCGTCCAGCGCACGACGCGGTCTAGGGACTGCTCGAACGAAACGGGAGGCTTCCAGCCCATCGCAGCGAGCTTGGAGCCGTCGAGGGCGTAGCGGAGATCGTGACCGGGCCGCGACGAGTGGAAGTCGACCATCTCGTACTGGAGCGGCCTGCCGACGACCTCGGCGATCATCTGCGCCAGCCTCAGGTTGTCGCACTCCGCCTCGCCAACGATGTTGAACTTGTCGCCCGGTGTGCCCTTCTGGACGACGGTCAGGACAGCGTCAGCGACGTTGCGCGCGTGGATGTAGAATCGGCTGCCGGCCTTGGTCCTGGTCTTGTCCGCGTGGACGGTGACGAGCCTGCCGTCACGGACCTTAGCGATGGTGTTGGGGACGTACTTCTCCGGGCTCTGCCGCTCCCCGATCACGTTCATGCAATGGGTGATGAGGATCGGCAGCTTGTAGGTGTTCTCGTAGGCGAGGCAGAGTTCCTCGGCCCCGGCCTTGGTCGCAGCGTAGGGATTGGCGCTGCGGTAACGGTCCCACTCGCGATAAGCGACCCGGTTGGTCGGGCTGTGGGACCGGAATGGCGGGATGTGGTCGGGGTCGGCCGCCGGCCCGAACACCTCGTCCGTGGAGAAGTAGACGATCCGCTGCGGCTCGACCGCGCGGCAGTAGTCGAGGACGTTGGCCGTCCCCACCACGTTGTCGAGTACGAACTCCATCGGGTGCGTGATGGAGCGGTCAACGTGCGTCGAGGCGGCGAGGTGGAAGACGTAGTCCACCTTCCCGATCTGGGCGACGATCTGCGGGTTGAGCGGCGCCTTCAGGTCGTGGAAGACCCAGCGCATGCGCCGCTTGTGCTTGTCGAAGTCCGCGATCTCCACGAGCCGGTTCTGGTTGCCCGAGAAGTCGAGCCGGTCGAGCAGCACCAGCTCCCAGTCGGTATTACGGAGCACGTGCTCGACGAAGTGGTGCCCGATGAAGCCGGCGCCGCCGGTGATGAGCGCGGTGGTCACCAGCACACCCCCGTCGTCGTGTCGAGGTGGCCCACGAGGACGTCGCAGTCGACCGCGCAGCGATAGCCGTACTTGCGAGCGTCGCCCCAGAAGAACAGGTCTTGCGTGCCGACCCCCTCGCCCTCGAGCCCCCGAAGCGTCTTGAACCAGGGCTTGCGGAGCTTCGGGTCCCTGAACATCGACATGCGCCAGAGGTTGAAGCCCATCCCCGTGCCGCAGCACTCGACGAGCTGGCCCGCCTTCGGAGCCTGGGGCCGGAAGTTGGGAACCGGGTCAGCCGGGTCTCCCCAAATCTGCGGGACGCCCGTCTCGCCCTTGGTCCAGTAGAGCCCGCCGATGCAGGCGAGGTCGGGATGCGCCTCCATGCGCCGGAGCAGCTTCACGACGCCATCGGGCGGAGGCAGGTTGTCCGTCTCGATCGTGAGGACGTACTCCCAGGTGCCGACGTCGGGATGGGCGAGAACCTGCTCGATGGCCTGCGAGTACGCCTCGCCGACCTCGTGGCCCTGGACCATCCACGTCGGCCAGCGCACCTGCGGCTGGTTGGGCGGGTACACGAGATTCATCCACGAATGAACCGCGCGGTAATCGATCATCTTGCCCGTCGGGATGACGGTGACGACGCGCTGCTTCTTCCACGTCCCACCCTCGATGATCCTGGCCGTCGAGGCGGAAAGGTTCGCGTTATTGAGGCCCTGGGTCACTTCTCCTCCGAATACTTGAGGATCTGGACGACGATGGAGCCCTCTCCGCCCTCGCCCGTGATGGACTGAGGGGGTTTGCCCACCGCGCGGTCGAGGAGGTCGCAGGCCGCAGCCCGCGCCACGCTCAGGTTGTCGGCTTGATCTCGCAGAGCGACTAGCCGAGTGATGCAGTTGCCCGATTCGGCCTGTGCCTGCTCGCGAACGAACGCGACGCCCTTGGGCCTGCCGCCGGGATTGCCAGACGTTCCCTTAGGGAATGGCCGCCCGGGGCCGCGTCGCCGCTTTGGCTGTTCCTGGGTGCTGTCAGCCACTAGCAGCCATGGTAGCGGCTGAATTGCACGTCAGATCGCGAGCGCGATTATCCGCTCGCATTCGGCCATTGTCGGCACGTCGTCGATGTCGAGGGCGATGCCCGACTTGAGGCGGCGCTTGCAGACGACGCAATAGCGCCTGGGCCTACGAGCTCGGGTCTTGCCACAGCCGATACACGGCCACCGCTTCGGCTTGCCCATCTCCGCCTCCTTCGGCGCCGGGGCTGTCCGAGCCCCCGGTCGCCGCCACGCCCTTGCGCCCACTGCTGCGCCCTACGCCGCGAAAAGCCTCTCCAACTCTGCGTCTACGTACTCAACCGTCCCGTCGTCGAGCCGCAGCCGGATCGCCTCGTCGAGAGACATCCTGGTCCTGACCAGCAGCATGCGTGCGCTCCTCTCGGCTTCCTTGTTGGAGTGCTGGATCCTGAAGGCTCGTTCCCAGGCCCTCTCGGCCTCTCGGTACTGGATGGAGAGGGACTCGAGATCGGTCACCGGCCGAGATCGCCCTGCGATCCTCCGGTCTGCTTATCGGGTGAGCACTGGCAGAGGTTCCCGCCCTGGCTGCCCGCCGCCGCCTGATTGCTGTCAGCGATGCCGGAGCCCATGGCGACGTTGCCCCAGAAGACGCCGGGGTATGCGTAGGGCTGGCCGCTGAGCAGCCTTCCGCAACACGGGCAGCGGGGCTGGCAATAGGGGCAGCCACCCCAGTAGCGGTTTCCATTCCACGGCCACGGATCTCCGATCATGTGTCGCTCCTTTCCGGCCTACGCCGGTGCTTCGGGGTCCTTCCCCGCCGTGTCCGGTGTTGCGGCCTCCTCCTGCTCGACTGCGTCCAACCAGTTCACGGCCTCCGGTGCCGGGTGCGTCTGCACCACGACCTCGGTCCGGGGCGACCCTGCGTCGTGGCCCTTGACGATCCGCGCGTCCACGATCTGCGAGTCGTCCTTCCATGCGATCCCGTTCAGCGCGTCGCACACCAGCTTCGCGAGGTTGTCCCAGTCGCAGCGCCGCTTCGTCGCCCGGAAGAACCGGAGCTCGATCGACACCGGTCCCTGGATCGGCTTCACCTTCGCCGACCGGGCGACGACCTTGACCGTGTGCTCGGCGCGCTGGGTCTCGCGGGGGGTGTACGTATACTCGCGTTCGTGGAAGCGGGGGCGCTCCTTGGGTCGAGGGTCGCCCGGGACGACGAACGAGTAGCAGGTCACGGGGTTGCCTTGCTCTTGAGGGAGCGGATCTCGAGCGCCGCGTTCTGGCGGCAGACGTGGTGGCGGCTGCGTCGCTTCTCCTCGACCAGCTTCGCCGCCCTCTCCAGCGCCTCGTCCTCGGCGGCACGGATGGCGGAGGCTATGGAGTCTTCCTGGGCCCAACCCTCGTAGTAGTAGTCGCCGCCGCCGTCCTGCTTGACCAGCTCCTTCGCCCTCTCCTCTGGAGTCATCGCTAGATCCCCCCGCCGTGCGAGTAGAAGCCCTGCCTCTTCCCGATCCGGTCCCACTTCCAGTGCCCGTGATCGAGCGTGCAGGCCTTGCAGTAGCCGCTGCGGTTCAGGACATTGATCGGACCCTTGCAGCGAACGCACACCCGGGTCTTGTCGATTGGGGAGCCTCTCCTGCCGCCCGGGGCGCGGTTCTCCTTCCGGTTCCGGCGCATAGAGATCCGGTTTTTGCACCGGCGGCAGGTCCCGCAGTTGCACAGCAGGGGGCGCTTGCTGAGGCTGCGGTCCCTGGCGACGCGGACGCGCTGGGCGGGCTTCGGCTCCTCCTCCCAGCGGAACGACGCGCGCTGCTCCTCGGCGCGACGCATCATGATTGCTTCTAGGTTCACTTTGCGCTCCCGTTCAGCGCCGCAGCAAGGCTGCGAGCGCGGCTGATGGCCTTGTCCTTGTCGACGTCGTAGACCGCCGTTTGCTTACCGTCGGCGCGCGTGACGAGCGCCTCCCACTGCTTCGGGAAGGCGTCTCGGCCGAGGTCCCTCACGCCCTCGAAGCGGGCCTGCGCCGGGCGAGGCTTGAACTTCGGTGCCGGCGCGGCGTAGCCC